GGTATCTGAACCAGTTATTGCAGAGGATAGAGTTAGTGTTGTGCCTGATACAGTGTAGGCATCATTAGGATTCTGCCTCACTGAATTGATAAAAAGAGCTAGATCTTGGGGATTTGTTACTGCATAACTTAGCGTATAGGTGTCAGTAGCAGAAGTAGTAAAACTCTGTTTTTGTAGAGTTTGATATTTATCTGCTGGTATATTTCCGATATAAGCCATTATGTACTAATTGCGTCTACAAATGATGTTAGTACGTCAGCAGCAATTGCTGTATCAGCATATGCCTTTAGTACATCACCAGTTTGTATGACAATCTTACTCCCAGAATCTATAAGTTCTAATGAACCACCTACAGGTATAGGTGCATCTTTAATAACAAAATAATCTGTACCACCAGAACTAACTAATACAGTTACATTAATAGAAGCTGTATGTTTATTAACACATCTAATAGATACTATTGCATCATCACTGTTAGATGTAACTAATGTAGTTGGTGAACCAGATGAGTTTGATATTGAACTTGCAAAATTTCTTTCAAAGTCTTGTGCCATCTATTTCTCCTTTATAATGCGATAGACATAGCTGTCGCAAATCCTTTCGTTGCAAATCCACTTGTATCAACAGCTACAATAGCGTTCCAAGCAGATCCATCATAATATTTAAGTACATTAGAACTAGTATTAAAGTATAAATCACCAGCATTCAAGGCATCTCCATCATTATCTACAGTTGGATCAGATGCTTTAGCACCTAAATATGTATCATCAAAATTATCAGCAGCTAATTCAGCAGCAGTTTTAGCAGCTTCGGCAGCTGTTTGAGCTGTTTGTGCAGCTGTAGCAGACGTTGCTGCATTACTTGCTTGTGTCGTTGCAGTTGTTGCACTATTTGCAGCATTTGTTTCAGATGTCGCTGCATTACTTGCAGATGTACTTGCTTCACTAGCTTTTGTAGTAGCAGTACTAGCTGATCCAGAAGCAGATGTTGCAGATGAAGCAGCGTTTGTAGCACTTGATGCAGCAGCAGTCGCACTATTAGCGGCATTAGTTTCACTAGTTGCAGCATTAGTAGCACTTGTAGCAGCGGCAGTCGCACTGTTAGAAGCGGCAGTTGCAGATGTACTTGCGTTAGACTCTGATGTAGAGGCATTTGATTCCGAAGTCGCAGCATTTGTTTCTGATGTAGCGGCAGCTGTCGCTGAGTTTGCAGCGGCGGTTGCAGAAGTAGAAGCTGCTGTTGCTGAACTAGCAGCATTTGTAGCTGACGTAGTAGCGGATGCAGCATCTACTATTAAATCGTATTTAGCACTATTAGCATTGGTAGTTAAGGGTTCGCTACCAGATGATGTATGTGCAGCATTAACAAAGAATATATTACCTGTGGATGTATCTTTAACTAAATCTCTTATTTGATAACTAGTAGAAGCTGCCCAGTTTCCTTTAAATGTACCTAGTTCTTGGTTAGCTAATAAAGCAGTTGCGTCTGAATTAACAGATAATACTCTATTAGCTACTAGATCTGGTAGGTCTACATTAAATCCTGTAGTTGTAGTAACAGGATATTGTAGTGTTCTAGCAAACTGTTCTTCTAATTGTTGCAACATAGCAACAATCTTATCTAATTCTGTATTAAGGGTTTGGATAGGAAAGTTACCAGACACAGGGAAGTCTGATATTCTTTCAATAGCTAGATCTCTAACTATAGTAATTTTATCATTAAGTGTAGCTCCTGGACTACCTAATGTTATAGATCCCCCACCTGTAACACCTGCACCAGTAACACTGTATTGTGATGCAGATGAAGGTGAGTTGTTGTAAGTAAGGAGTGTCGTACCATTGTAAACTTTTAAGTCAGCTACATTAAAAAATTCAAAATTAACAGCAAATGTAGTCTGTCCAGACGTAGCTGTATATTGTACTCTAGGTGTAGTATCGCTTATTTGTAGTGCCATTTAAAATCTCAAGCCTTTTTCTATTTTATCAAATACACTATCCAAATACCATATATTGTTTAATGGTACAAGTTTTCTTATACGTCTAGCTGTATGATGTGTATGTCTACCTCTACCCCAGTCATAAAGTATTTGTGCTACAGTTCCTATATTACTAGCTAATGGTGTAATACTACCAGCTTTACTTGTTAATGAAGTACCATATGGTCTACCTTGCCCTAGTAGAGGTCTTAATCCTAATTCATTATCTGATAAAGATTCTATAATTCTATTAACATCTCCAAATATACCAAATACACCACCTCTTTCAGCACCATCTATTAGCTTCTCAGTCAATGATTTTTTACCATAATCTTTACCATAATCCTCAGTTCTACTTTGATCTACTATCATACCAAATGCTGTTAAAGCAACAATATCACCTATTAACTTTTGATCTTTTCTTTGCATACCTTTAATTAATAGCTTTCTAGTCATATCTAAACTAAACTTTTTATATTGGAAAAATAAAGATCCGATTTCTGCATTAGCTATTAATGGAGCTGAACCATCTCCAGGTGTAATAATTAACTCATCAACATAATCATTTAATGCTCTATTAAATTTAAATGCTGTTGTAGAGTCATCCCATAAATCACTATTAGCTACACTAATTTTTTCATAATCCCATTTGTTAGCACCAGGACCAAATCCTTTTTTTGAGTAGTTATCCCATATTTTAAATGCATCATCTGTACTAATACCTTTTTGATTTAAAAACATTCTTTCTACATCAGTAGCTTTACCAGCGACTACATTAGATATCTTAATTAGTAAGTCATCACCTCCCCATAGGGTAGCATATGTTTTTGTTATTGTAGTAAATGCATTTTGTAAGTTTCCATATTGAAAGTTCATAGCTCCCAACTTTTGTAGTTTAGCTTCTATACCAACAAAACTACTTTGAATAACATCATTACCAGAAAGTATCTGTGCTCTTGAAAATTGTAATGTTAAGTCATTTAACTGACCAATTTTTTTTCCAATAGTTTTACCTGTCATATATGTTTTAGTAAGACCATTACTAAATGATTCAAATATTCTACCAAAATTCTGTTGTAAACCACCAATAGTAACTAATCTACCTATATCTGCTAAAGTAGAAGCACCAGTTAATTGTGTTAATGTGTTAAATAATTTAAAGTTTCTTATAGAAGTAGACCAAAATCCATGAGGATTATCACTTAATCCAAATATACCTTTTCTAAGATCTCTTAAATTTTCTAATCTTTTGATAATATCTTGACCTTCTTTTGCACTCATTTTTTTAGATGCAACCATTTTTGTTATTTCATCTGCAACTTGATTTAATCCAGGTGCATAACCTAATTCATCTATATCACCAAACCATCCATATCCTCCTGGATCACCATACTTTTTTGTCATAACAATATCTGGAGTCATAGATCTATAGTAGAATGATGATAATGTTTCTATATTTGTTTCTATAAAATCACCTGCAATTAATTCATCTAATGTTGCATCATCTATTTTTAATAATCTTTGTTTTAAAAACTTACTAGTAGGACTAATCTTCATTTTATAAAATGCATTAGCATCTTCTAAATTTTCATATGGTTTTCTAAATGGGTTGTATTGTTTAAATGAATCTAAGATCTCATCAACTTCTTTAGGATCTACATCTGCTAATACTCTTTTCATAAGTATAGCTTTAAAAGAATCAAAGTTTCTTTCTATATTTGTTCTTTTATATAATTGTGGTACATACCCATCTATTAGTTTTTCTGTATCTTTCATTTGCTTTAATGTCATTTCTAAAGCATCTTCTAATTCTTTTAATGTCCATTCCTTTTTGGTTTTAGGATCTACAATCTTTGGCTTTACTTTTGAATTTTTAAATCTAGCAATAGAACTACTTAGCCAATCTTCTTTCTTTAATAACTCTACTAAAAATAATTTAGTATCTATAATTTCTTGCTCATAGAATTTAAAAAAGTTTGATGTGCTTGTTGCTGCTTCGCTTATGTATTTTTTAACAACTGTATCTCCATTTAACATCTGACCTTTGTTTCTTACAGCTTTGTATACTGCTGTTTGAAAGTCATTATAAGACAGCATTTGTTCACCATTTGGTAATGTCTTAGTTCTACTAAACATTAACTGTGCTTTTTTAAAATATTTAATATCTTTTCCAGTAAGTTCTTTTACATATCTAATGTAGCTATTTTCAAGATTCTCAATAACAGATACTAAGTGTGGTCTGTATAGTGTATTCATAATAATCTCTACACTATCTGGTGACGCAGCATACTTTTCATAGTTCATAAAAATATCTGACTTACTTAAGTTAAGTAAAAACTCTTTTGCTTTTCTAGAAGGACCATTAAATATTTTATCAAACGCAGACAATCCTAATCCTTCTAAACCTAATCCAGTTTTAACTGGACTGATATCTTCATCCTTTACAGTTTTATCTAATCTGTTTTGAAATTTAATTTGATTCTTATCCATCTGTATTTTCTTTTCAATATCTGTAATTACAATAGAATCTTTCTTAATAAACTTTTCTCTCTCTTTCATTGACTCTAATATATATTTATTTACCTGTCCTCTTTCAGCTCTCGGTACTTTCTTTGACTCAATAATTTGTCTCACTTTAAATTCAATCCATTCATCTTCAGTTTTAAATCCATATATTTTTTTGCCTTGTGCAAATCCTGATTTTAACTGTCCTATGTTTATCTTTACAGTATTAGTTAAACGATCATACACTACACCAAAGTTTCTAATACTTGTTACATTAGTCTTACCTTTACCTTTAACTATAATATCAGTTCCGTAATCTTTTACTGCTGCTGATGTAATTTTAACTTTTAACCCATCATATTCTCTAGCTAATATTCCAGCTATGTTTTTAACTTTATCACTAAATCTAATTTTCTTTTTAGTAGGTTTAATCTCAGAATCTACAATCTTGTTCTTTCTTCTATAAGGATTACTATTAGTACCTGTTTCTGTTTTACTTGCATTGTTCCATTCATTTAACTTTTCTCTGGTTGTGCCTTCTTTTCTTGCATCATATTTATCATACTTAGAAAATTTATTTCCTATTCTGTTTATGACATAAGCTCCACCCATAACAAAAGCAGCATCTTGTAATGATCTATCTTCATCATCAAGTTGTTTAATAGCTTCTTCACCAGCTATACCTTTTGTAATTCTAGATAATCCTTTCTTACCTTTAAACACAGCATTTAATCCAGGTGTCATACTCATCATACCTACTGGATCTAATAAAATTTCTGACATAAGACTAGTTGCATTAAACAAAGGATTTCTTAAATCTTCTTGCTTTTGATCGTACTCAGCAATCTTTAATGCTGATTCTTCTGCACTACCACTGTTATGTAATATTTTAGGTATTAAGAATTTTTTATCTGCTGGTATTTGTGGATCTGTATAAGGAGTATATCCTTCTTCATCTCTATTATTATATTGTATTTCTTTTATCGTATTAGTAATAGCACCCCAAACTGTTCTATCTAATACACCTCTTTTAAGTATTCCACCTATTTCTCCTGGAGTAGGATCAGGTTCTATTTCTACAGAAGGATTATATCTAGGTGTAATATTTCTTCCAAATTTAATTGGTTTCATAGTATTCCTTACCAAATAGATATAACATCAATCTCTTTTGATAATCACCCATGTTAGGAAATACAGCTAATAAATCTTCTTCTTTTCCACTTTGTATAGCTGACTGTAATTGATTTATATCTGGTTGATAAACAGTATATGCATCTAATAAAAATCCTACTTTCCCTGGCTCATTTGTAATTCTATCTGCAAATGTATTCATTATTATTCCTACATTTTCTCCATAGTTATCTTTTACCATAGTAGACCTACCTTCTTCATACACAACGTTATGAATGTTACCAGCTGTTCTAGTTAAGAAATCTTCTGTATCTTCTTTTTCACCTTTTATAAATGAATTTGTAATTATATTTGCAAAACCAAATGCTTCATCATTTACTGTTCTTTCATACATATCTATAATTTCATTTTGGAATTTTTCATCAATAGCTCTAAATTCTGCACTATCAAAAGGAGCATCCATTTGTTTAAATCCTCTATAAAACTTTTTAATTAATTCTCTAGATGGTCCAAATATTCCAGTTTCATCTAGATATTTATTTGCCTCAATATCTAATTGAGTATCAAACTTTCTATTAAACATTTTAGTAGGATTAAAATCCATACCATCAACCTTTATACTAATACTATCTTCTGCATATGGATATGGTGCATAACCAAACATCATAGCATTATCTAAGTTTAATTTCATTTCATAATCATCTGTGCCTTCTATCCTTGTAAGTTCTAGCACACCATTTTCTGCAAATTTATAAATATCATCAAATGTTGGCTTAACTTCATTACCTGCCATATTTTGAAAAGCATTTCTTAGGTTCTCATCTGTATCGTAATTCTGTTTTATATACATATTAAAAAATGCAGCTGTATAATTTAATGCATCATCTTCAGTAAGTCTATGTACTGATTCCATAGAATCTTTAACAAATGCAAACTTACCTCCTGTGTTAGGTGCATATCTACTTACTCCATAATTATCTTCCTTTATTAAAGTTTCCATAACTTCAAAAACTGCTTGGTTATATATTGTGTTAATTGCTTCAGGATTATCAATTCCTTGACTTCTAATTTTAGTAAGCTTCATAGCTTTTGATTCTAATTCTGCATCAAAGTTGGATATATAATCTGGATTAAATCTTTCTTCTATTGCTTGTTCTGTTTCTACTAAACTTCCTAATATGTCATAACCAAAAGAAAAACCCATAAACGTATTATCTTTTAGTTTATATTTATTGTACCTTTTTCTATAAGTATCTATGTAATCTCTACTAGGACTTCTATTTTCATCTGATTGATATTCTTTCATCCATGATGAAAATGTAGCACTTGCTTTTACAAATTCATCCATATCTGTTTCTGCTTCATTTTGTTTACTCTTTATATAGTATTGTGCAATTTGTACTGGCTCACTAAATTGCTTTGAAGCGTTAAAAAAACTAAATATTTCATTTACATCTTTATTTAAATTATCAAACTCAATTATACCATTATCAGTTAATGATGCCCATTGAGGCAATACAACGTCAAACATATTTATAATAGCTTCATTATCATTGTTACTTACAAGCTCACTTAATCTATTAATATTTACTTGTTTAAACAATTGTTCCATACCATATGGCATAACTTGATTAGCTTTAGCTATAGAGTATATCGTATTTGCTTCATCAGCTTTATCTGGACCAATACTTTGATATCCTTCTAAAGAATCTTCTATACCTAAACTATTACTAAGATTACTAATTTGTTGTTTGACAACATCTTCTACTGACAATTCTAATGTATCTAAATGTTTTTCATTTTCTTTAGTAGTTAATACTTCTTTAAAACTAAAGTTTTCATCAGCTATAGCTATACTATTTCTTAATTCAAATGCTGCTATATTAGATTCAAATATACTAATTATTTCTGTATCAGTTGCTTTAATATTTTTATTAATTAATGCAGTTCTAATTTCATCTAATGTAGAAGGTCTTTCCTCACCATTTTCAAGATTAGTAAATAGATTATTTTCATTTGATACAATAGTAGTAATATCTCCTATATTTTCTAATAAACCTTTTACTTGTATTTGATCTTCTGCCATTCTTTTTCTTTCAGCTATTTTTATATTAAAATCATTTAATGACTTTGTTGTGTTGTATGTATTAATTCCATTTTTAACTACACCATCTATAATCTCTTGACCTATCTTTCTTCCTGTTTCATCTTCAAATACTTCATAATTAACACCTCTTACTCCACCTTCATTAAGAGAGTAATTTCTTAAAAATAATTGTGCTTCTGCATCTGCCTCTGCTACTTGTTCAGCATTACTTACATCAATGTTTTGATAAAAACTTTTAACTATAGCATTAACTCTTTTCTGTTCTAAAGATACCATCAATGCTTCTTCTGCTTGTTTTTGTGTAGATTTATTTAATTTAAAATTACTAGCGACAATCAATGCTTCATACTTTTCATTATGACTACCTAAAAACTTAGTAACTTCTGTTGCAAAAAATTGGTCTATTGCATCTATACTTTCTTGTGGACCTTGTGTTGTTATAAAATTATTTTCTAAAAAAGTATCTACATCAGCAAGTGTGCTTTCTAAATTATTTTGATAGCTATCATTCAGTTCTGTATATTCAATTATGTTTGCTTGTTTTCTTAATGTTTCAAAAGCATTTAAGTTCTTTTGATTGTAGTATGATTCAGCATTAATACTTAATCTTTCTGGTACACCTGCTAATACACCATTAATATATCCATCAGTTTCTTCTTGAAACTTCTGTAGATCAGGTTTTTCTCCTGACTTTAATATCCCATTAACTTTATTATTTAAATACTTTGTAGTTTCTGTTTCAAAATTATTCTGCCATTTTGCATCTAATATCTTTACTTGATTCTCAGCTAATGTGTTTATTGTATCTGAAACTGCACCAAACATTTTGCTTATGTTAGGTGAATATACATCAACAACTCCCATTCTAGATGCAGTACCAGAAGGAGAAACAAGTTCAGTTCTTCTTGTTCTTTTAATCTCTCTAACCATTTATCTTCCTCCTGTAGCTAGTTCTACGCCAAGTTCATTAGCAGCTTTTTTAGCTCTATCTCTAGGTGCAGGTGTAGGTTGTTTATAATAATTATAGTAATTCCATCCATTAACTATACTTGTTCCTGCATTTATAAAAGATCCTATATTAGAATAATAAGCCTGTTGTTTAGTATTAAAGATAGCTCTATCATAACTACTATTTATTTTAAGTGCATTTAATCTAATAGAAGATAAATCTTTATTAGTTATATTAACAATATCTTTTTGTATTGCATCAAAGCTAGGACTATCACCTACACCTGATGCTCCTCTTACAGCTCTATTATTACTAAGAACAATATTCATATCTCTCATTCTTGCATTTTCTGCTTGTAATCCTT